GATTGCTTTGCCAACTTTCGCTAGACCGATTCCGGGGATAAAGGATGCTGCTGCGATAGCGCCATCAAGCGAATCCCCACGATCCATTGCGTCAGCGTAGTCAGCGGCGGCGGCGGCTTGACCGGAGAAAGGCAATACAGCCCCAACGCCGTAGGCTACCGGATGCTCGTCCTTGAACTGGCGCCACGCCTTCAGGTACTCGCCTTGGCTTACCTTGTCGATGATTCCGCCCATATCAATCAATCTCCTGTGTTTCAATTCCGGCCTGCTGGCCAACGTGCGGGCTCATCGGTTGAGCCTCTTGCGGCCCAGCCTGCGCCGGCTCCTGCATTGGTTGCGGTCCTTCAACCGGAACACCTTGCGCCAGTTCCGCGCCGGAGCCCGGCTGCTGGTCCGCATCCTTCCAGCCTGACGACTGCAGAATGGAATCGCCAGAGGCGGCAATGCTCGGGTTTTGCGCAGCCACGCCAGCGGCTTGCATGGCGGAGTACGCTGCCTCAACACGATGATTGAGCGCCTGCGCATCGGCCTTGGCTGCTTCGGCTTGTGCCTTGGCGGCCTTGGCCTGAGTCTCGGCAAGCTGGCCTTGCATGAGCGCCATCTGCAACTGCTGCTGCATCTGCTGCATCTGTTGCTGCATCTGCGCCATCGGGCTTTCCTGCATGGCCTTGAATTCATCCTCGTCCATGACGATGCTCTTCAGGTCCAGCACTTCGGCCTGCTGCTCGGTCAGCGAATCCCACTTGATGCGTCCGCGCTGCTCGGGCTGCAACGTACTGACGAACTGCGCGAGGTTTTGCGCACGGACTTCCTTAGCCACCAGCGAAGAAGCGCCCTTGGCCACGACATCGAAATCGCCCTTGATGGCGTCATCGCGGGAAAACTTCATGTTCCAGTGATACAGGTCGGTGATGAACGGCTTGGTTACGCCCTCGTCCCAATTGACCACCAGATCCTTGAGTGCAATGTTTGCCTGCGCCAGCAACATCGATAGCCCGCCCATGGTGCCGGCCGCCCCTTTTTGTGGGTTGTCGCCATAGGTGAATTTCGGAATGGCCAGCGTTTCATCGGCGTTGTTGTCAAACAGCTTCAGGATCTCGGACAGTTCTGCCATGTGGCTGTTGAACTGCAGTTCCCGAATGGCCGGATACTGGAAGTCGCCACCTGTGCGCGGCCATACCTTGCCCGGGTAGATGTCGGTCAGGTTGGCTTGCGGCGGGAAGGCTGGCACGAATACTTCGAACTGCGGGCCAGCGGTCACGGCGGCGTTGTCCAGAATCATCCGGGCTGCAGCATTCACCATCTCCTGATCGTCGCGCATGATCGAGGCGATGCCCTCGCCGAAGATGCTGGTTTCGTCCTTGTCGAAGTAGTAGAGGTGATACGGATACTGCACACCTTCAATCGGCGACAGCACGGCCTTGATGATCTTGCCGTCAGGGAACACCCAAATGTTCGCGAAGAAGGATTCGTGGCGGCGCTCATGTGGGACATCAACGCCAGCAGAGGCCAGCACATCACCGGCCAGCCAGCCCCAGCGTTCATAGATGTCGTACTGGCCTGTCTTGTGGGACGAGTTGATCCGCATCTGTTCGCCGAGAACACGAATGTGCTGTTCGTAGTTCATCAGCTTGATCAAGCCTTCGGGATAGGTGTCGATGTAGTTCTTGATCGAATCGCCGTCAAAGCTCTTGCGCTGGGCAAGCTCAACCAGATCCGCTCGGGTCAGGCGGTGATGCTCCCATGTGTAGCGCGCCTCCTTCAATTCCGTCACGGTCATGTCAGGATAGAAGCGCCAAATGGGCGTATGGGACAGGAACGGAGCGGCGAAGCTCTGCTGCTTCTGCACAAAGCGGCGCTTCTCGGCGTCATAGACATACGACAGGCGCGTGCGGCGCTCAACCAACGGGCCTTTCAGGATGCCTGTGCCGTACAGGTTGCCGGAGTGGATAACGCCGCGGGAGACATCGCGATACTTGGCCTCGGCCAGTTGGTCATCGATGCGGTCGCCCATCTTCTCGGCTGCTTGGCTGACGAACTTGCGAATAGCCAGCTTCATTTCCTTGCTGGTCGGCGGCTTCCCGAATGCCTTGGTCAGCATGGCGCTGATCTCTGCCTCCACCTCGCTCGGTACAGAAGGCTCAGGCGTGGCATCAACGGAGTAGTTGCGCTCCTTGTTGGCCGGGAAGAGTAGATCCATCAAGCGGGCATCAACAGATTCCACCTTGACGCGGGTTTTCCGGAGGAACGACTTGGAGCCGCGCATCTTGGCTTCGACCTCGGGCTCATAGATCCCCTTGTACTGACGAAGATCACGGACCCATCGCTGCTCGGCCGTCAGGCGCAGTGTCTTGGCCTGCTCGAATTCCGTCAGTAGGTCAGTGCCGAGATTGAAAAGCGGATTCTCCATGGGCGAGTTGTCGCCGGCAAAGAGTCGTGAAGCCGCTTGAGTGAATTGCTGTTCTTCGGAAGCCATCGGGAAGAGCCTGAGAATGGGAGTTGCCTGATTCTCAGGTTGGCCACCAATGGCGCCGACTAAAAGCGGGCGATGCGGATGGAAAGGATGCGGGAGTATTCGGCCATTACATCCGCCTGCTGCTTGAGCAATGCCCGGTCGGCGCCATCCAGCGAATGAAAGACTGGCGTTCCGATGAATGTCAGAAGGCTTCCCAGCTTTGAGTCCAGTTCGTTGCGCTCATCCACCACGCGCTGCTGATACGGAAGCAGTTGATTAGTACCCTGCACGGCTTGCGCCTCCTGCGCCAAAGCGCGCTAGGTTGTGTTGGTTGAATACGTCGTGCTGCATGTGGTCATCTGGCACGCGCGGGTCGGCAAAGGTCAGGGCAATCGCGTCTGCCTTGTTCGGCGACTTGACGCCCCGCTTCTTCATGTCGTCCTTGGACTCAAGCAGGATCGAGCCGCCACGGTAGCCGTATCGAATCGATGTCAGCTCAGACTTCAGATCCAAGTCATAAGGGATCGATGCGCCTTTGAGCCATTCCTTCATCTCGCCCCACATCATTGCTCGGGTGTTGAAGTAGATGGTTTCGGTCATCTTGCCAACGTTCATCATGTCGCGCTCCTCCTTGGACTTCTCGCCGTCCATCCGGATAGAGGAATTGATGCCTACAACAATGTTCCCGTACCAGCCGCGCAACTGATCCACCACGCCAGCGCCGACGCCAATTTCATCGACGGCGATCTGCTCAGGGCGCTCTCCGTAAGGTTCAATGATGGAGCGCACGAATGCGGCCCCTTGAATCGTGTCCAGCTTTTGCGCCTCGACAATCTTCAGCACCACGCGGCCACGGCGGACCACCACGGCGAACTTGTCGTTTCCAAAGCGCGCCGGATCGACGCCAATGCGCAGACGGCCGGAATTGGAGAAGCTGGCCGGCCCTCGACGCATGGCTTCATCCACCGTCACGCCATCAATGAAGGCGTTGATCACTGAGGCTTCATAGTTGCGGTCAATTTCCTGCGCAACGATGTGGGCTTCCAGCTTCTCGCACTGCTGGCGATACCAATCATCATCCTTGCGCGGGTCGTCGCGCCAATCAAAGATGAACTTCGGGATCTTGCCGCCGTGAGCTTTTTTGTAAAACGGGTTGCCTGATCCGTTTGGCGTGGAGATGTCGATTTTGCAGTTCGATGTTTGCGACAGAGCGGCATCGATGGCATCCGGGCGCTCATAGAACGCGCTCTCGTCCTTGAAATAGACTGAGGTGCGGTTTCCTCGGCCGATGTTGTCGCCAGCTTCGCCGATGATCGAGGATTCATTCTCCGGATTCAGAATGCGCATGTGCGGCGCGTGCTTCTGATCGTTCCATCCGTCCGGCTGGAATTCCTGCGGCAGATAGTTGATGAACTGGCGGACCTTCCAGAATAGCGACTTCGGATCACCCAGCTTATCGACGTATTCCTCTTTGCGAGATCCAAAGCCGACTACAGTGCCTTCGTGAAAAAGCCACATCCAGACAGCGAACGCCACACACAGCCACGACAAGCCCATGTCTCGGGATTTCTCCGTCAGCCCGTCCTCTCGGTTCTTCCAGCGGGCAATCATCCAGTTGATCCACTCTTCCTGTTTCGGGAACAGAATGAACGGCATCGTGGTCGGCAATCCTCGCTCGGCCATACGCGGATCGAAGGTCACTCCAAACGCATTGATGAAATCAACAGGATTTTCCTTGAAGTGTTCCTTCATCGGAGGAACAAGGCGCGGATCTTCTCTGAGCCGCTGCAGCATCATGGCTCTGTCTGCAAATACAGAGTCGTAATCCGGTGTTTTCCAGTTAATTTGGCGCGAATACACCGTAAAACTCCGTGCGTGCTTTCTTTGCTGCTTTTCCAGCCTCTTCTGCCGTCATTTCTTTCCGATCATGCGCATATAGGCGTCTGCCGGCGACAGATTCGGGTCCGCCTTCAGCACGACAGTTGCCGTGGGCTCCGGATCGTCCTTGATGCGGAGAACCTTGCGCTGCAACTCAACGGCAACCTTGAGTGATTCGATTGCCTTCTTTCCTGAGTCAACACGGCCAGCGAGAGATGTCACCTTCTTGTATAGATCATTCAGGCGATCAATCCCTTTATCGTCCGGCTCGTACATCAACTCACCGAGTCGGTGAATCTCGTCAATGTTTGCCGTAATCGCAGCAACCTCGCGAATCAGAGTGGCAGACAGATCAACAGCCTCTCCAACAACATCCTTCTGGATCGTTACCTTTCTCGCAACGAAGTCCGCATTTGCCTCAACAATCGCATCCTCGGTTGCATCCAAACGCTGTTGTGTAACTTCGTCTGGTGTAACTTTTCCCTTTGCAACCTTCGGTGTAACTTTCGGTGTAACCAACTGACGATTAACTTTGGCCTCCGCTCTCGCCTGAATCTGTGCGTTCAGGTCGCGCTCAATGCCGAGGCTGCCGAAGTGTTTATCCATTGCGGCACGGGAAACCCCGTATTCTTCGGCCATCATCTTCTTTGTTTTTACACCGGCCCTCCAATCCGGCTCTATGGCTGACCAGTCGAACCGCTTGCGTGATGATTCCTTTTTTTCGCTCATCATTAACCCCTGACCACCGAGCGCCACTCGACAATCGTGGATGCAACCTTGTCCTCAATGGCTGCTATCGAGTCATCAATGGTTATGTATTCAATTCCAGCCAGTTGGCAGGCGTTCTCGATCCATTCGTCACGATCACCGGAAACGAATATGGCGGGCCGAACATCCGTGTAATTCCCGGATGACTTGATTGCACCCGAATACACAAGGACTTGACCAATTGCTTGGGCAATGTCCCTGCGTGATCCGCGCTGTTTCACCTCAACCACAGTTGCCGATCCGTCCTTGTGCGTGATTACGCGATCAACACGGCCGCACGGAAGCTGCACTTCCCTGAAGAGGCGGTCGGCATGAGGGCTGATAGCCTTGCGCAAGGCGCTTCCTTCATCGAAGAACATAATGTCGAACAGGGCGCACACGCGATCCTCGTTCTTTTTTCCGACTAGGCGCGCATAGAGATCATGCTTCTTGATTGTACGAACGGCGTCTTCAGCTTCGTCAGCAATATCGCTTGGCAGCTTTTCACCAAGAAATTCTTTTGCTGCCTTTATGAAATCAACCTGAGCCAGCGAAAGCTTGGTTAGCAAAATCAATTCATCTACGGTCGCCATGGTGAATCAGTAGCCCTCGCCCTTGAATGGCGCTTGTGGCGTGTGAAACGGAATGCCAGTCATGTTGCGAACCTGCTTATCGAGAGATTCGCGCGCCAAATCGCCAATGGTCTTTGCCGGGCCATCGTTCTTCCTCCGCCCTCCCTGCGCACACTCATCGAGCGTGAGCTTTCTGACTCCTGCCGCACTGCCTTCTGCGCTCTTCGGTCCATAGACGCGCGGGCCAAAGAACTTGTCAGCGAAAGCAATGGCATCTTGAGCGGTCACATCCTGCGCCGGGTTCAGCACCTTCTGCAGGCGAACGCCGATCATCTGCCATTGTTCGGCAGTGGGCGTTTCGCCTCCACGCATGAAGAAGCCTTCCAGCCATAGGCAGAATTCCTTGTGTGTCATGCTTCCACCTTTCCGGTGATGCGCAGCGGCCATTCGAGATCGATTCCGGGGAACATGAAGCCAAGCATCGCGAACTTGGCCATGTAGAACCAGACTGTGAGATGCAGCAGGGGAATGGCGGACCAATGGCGCTCGGTGATAACGCACTCGCCGAACGGGTCAGCGATCAGGATCGGGCAGATACCGAGCATGCCCTTGTGGGTCGGCTTGTCATCGGCCGGGATGGTGATGATCTTGTTGCTCTTGGCGCCGCCCTTCATTGCAGCACTCCAATGAACGGCTTTCCGGTTTCCGGATCAATCGGCACCTCGGCGGTCATGTCCGGCCCTGCGGCGAGATCCACACCGACGACCACGGGCGCATCAGGCGAGCTTTCCGGCGCGATGGCCAGAACAGAGGCGACAAGCCCGGCGCCCGGGATCTCCCCTGTCTGGATGTACTCCCCGACCTGAATCGTTCCGACGAAAACATCCTTGACGCGCTCGGTGATGGTGAATTGCTTTCCTCCTTCGGCCAGCACGCCAACAGAGGTGGCGATGGTCACAGCACGGGAAAGGGTCTTGCCGATCAGGTGCTTGTTGCCGTGGGAGTAGCGGAGCCGCTCAACTAGCGCGTTCATGTTGTCCTCGGGGATATGGGTGGAGTCTTGATTCTCCCCGTGGCCACCAGTGATGCAGGCGAAAAAAACCCGCCGAAGCGGGCTTGTTTCTACGTGGCTATTCTTACGCTGGAATACCCTTGTCGTCGCGATGCGCCAGTACCAGCATCGGCCCTTGGGCGTCCAGCAGGCAGGCGCCATCATGGGCCAGCATGTAATCGTTCGCGTCCTTGGTGCCGGCGTCCGTGTTGGGGAACTCAGCCAGCACAATGAAGTCAAGGCTATACAGGCGGAACATCTTGGGCTCGTAGTGGATTCCAGCAATGCCATGAGTCTGGCGGAATTCCTCGGGCGTGGTGCCACGGCCAAGGATCCAATCGACGCAGCTACGGCAAACGCCCCAGCCCTTATCCTGATTCGGCCACTGTTCGAACTTGCCAGCATCGCCGCCGCAGCAGCTACAGGTTTTTTGCTTTTTGGCCATGATTTCCTCAGAAGCAAGAACGAACGGTCTTGTAGGCGTTCAGGCGGCGGATACCCTCATCGCAGCAGACATCACCCTTGAAGGCGCGATCAGCCGGGACAAAGAACTTTTCCCCATCAACCTTGACGCCGATAGTGAATCCGTGGCGCTTGTACTGGTCCGGACCGATCCAGAACACCTCTCCGGCCTTTCCGTTCAGCGGCGCATGCTTGCCGCGCGTAAAGCCATTGATCAGCACGGTATCGCCCTTATGCGGAGCCTGCTCATTGATCTCGGCGCGATAGGCTTCCGCCTTGATGCGCTGGGCCTCGTTGTACGCCTCTACCTTGGCCATGACTTCCGGCGTGGCGTCCGGGCGAGATCCAAAACAGGGATAGCACCAGCCGCGCGTGGTGGCGAACATGACGGACTTGGTTGCCTGCGTTTCCTCATCCCAAACGACCATGAAGAAATCGGAGTCATCGTAGCCGTTGCGCTCATACTCGGAGATGCAGCAGCCGGCATAGGTTTCGAATAGCGTATCGCCTTGGCGCTCGGCGTTCATACCGCCCGGCATAGGCATAGGGCAGTATTCGCCATCGTGGAACACGGTACGCAGTTGGCGCTCGCCGTTTTCGTAGGTGTGGGCAGAGCCCATATTGATGATTGCCATGATCATGCCTCCTATTGATTTATCACGCCTCTATTATGGTCTAGCTCATAATATACAGTCAATACCCCAAATGAAAAAACCCGCCGAAGCGGGTCACTGGTCTAATTCCTCAACTGTTCCAGAAGTTCATCATCGGACAGTTCGATGCTGCGCGCCTCGGGCATGACGTAGGCGCGCTCCTGTTCGATTTCCTTCTCTATCTGAGCCACCCATACCCGGCGCAGTTCGATCTCTCCGGGGCGGGTGGCTGCTGCAAGCCTTGCCCGCTCATTTGAGAGTCGAAGCTGCAGGGCGGAAAGGTGATCAGACACTGCCGGTTGCCTTGGCGATTACTGCTTCGGCCTCGTTAATTGCGTTGCGGACGTAAATCGTGTCCGGAAATCTTTTGTTCTCAACAAACCCGAGCAAAGTTTCCAGTGCTTCCAGCAACTCCGGCGCGGCGGTGATCAGGCGGGCGTTTGCTTCTGCCGTCCCTAACCCCGGAGCATCGGCACAGACGCAGATTCCCCACGGGCCGGCATCAACCACCCATTCTATTCCGTTCGGCTCTGGCGATGTAACCCACGGCCCAGGTGTGTGCTTGGTATCCATGGCTCAGACTCCAGCGAATTGACGGGCCGGGCCGATAGCCTTGGCGATGGCGATGCAGGCAACATCATTCGCCGCGCTCAGTTCGGCCCTCACTTCGATCAACCGGATAGGGTCGCCCATGGTTGCATCACGGCTTAACGCTGCCGCGCTCAAGCGCTGCAGGGCGGCCAACAGGTTGAAAGCCGTAGCCTCGGCGTCATGCTCGATCAGTTCCGGGAACTCGTCGCCGTCGCGGTCGCCGTAGCGGGCTTCGTCATTGAATTCAAAGCCGGTCGTGTCAAAAACATCGGTGTAGTCGTGATGCGGCCAATAGACAGCCACCTCGCCGAGATTCGGCAGTTGCCGGCCATCTACGCTGCGGAGTAGTTCGCGTGCCATGGTGATACCTCCCTTAATACCAGTCAAAACGGCGGCCATCTTCGGCGCATTGCAGGCGGTACGCTTCGCGGCGATCCGACTCTTCGGCGTAGTAGGCGCCAACATTTCCCTCGCGGATCTTTCCGGAGCCCTTGCAGCAATTGCAACCGCGATCATAGCGGCCAGTCATGTAGTCCTCGAATTCCTCCGGTTCCCATTCCTCGCGGCTGATGACGCCAAGGTGCTTGGCTGTCGTTCCATCGCCCTCGCACTCCGGGCAGATGATCCACTTACCTGTTGTCATGGCATACCTCCTTGGTTGATTGATCGTATGATTATTATAGCCTTGCCCTTAATAGTTTCAAGCCCCAAATGAAAAACCCGGATCGCTCCGGGTTCGTTCTATTCCTTCAGGCCGTCAGGTATCGGTATCCCAGCCCTATCGCACTCGTTGCGCCAGTATCGTTTCTGACGAGAGGTGAGAGATCCGTAGTCAATACCCGAAACCTTGTCGCGCACGCGCTCGGAGTTGCTGCCAGCAACAGGAACGGCGACTCCTGAATCAATGCGCTCCTGAATCAGTCGGCGCAATCCATCGTTGCCATTGGCCTTTACCCACTCATGCTGGGCTGGCGTCAAACGGATTCCGACCTTTACCAGATCAGTGGCGCCATCAACGGCGCGGCGCCCGGAATTGGGGCGTGGTACGCTTTTACGGGTTTGTTTTTTCTTCGGTTCCATACAGTCTCTTGATGTTGCGGGTCATTTCGCTTCGCTTTCTTTGATGGCAGTAGCTATGCCGGGAACAGTTGCCAATTCCGGAACTTGCTTTA